AATTCCACCTGCACTGGCAAGTTTGATTGCATCGGCATTAGTGCCGTCAGAAACCAAATCCAAATCGCCATCAGCATTACTAAAAATATGCGTACCAGTATCATTAAAGTATAACTTTTCAGTGCTACTGATAAGTATGTCATCAGAGAATTGAAAATAATCCTCATCTTCCATCCATGTAAGTACACCATCATTGCTCTCTCCATCGAATGTAACAGCAATGTCTGTGCCTGAAGTACCATCTCCTAAAGTTAGGGCAGTTCCAAGCATCTTGGTAATAGGACCACCTTCGTTAGCAGTACCATCGTGAGTATGTCCACTACTCGCTTGAAATGCTGCTAATAATTGGTCAAACTCATTATTAGTATGAGCTGCTGTGATTACGTCACCATCTGTATAAGATGATTGTCTTGTATACGTTTGTCCCATTTACCTTCTTGCTCCTAATTGATATTCTAATTGAAATCCTTTTAACGAATATGGTGCTGTTGTTGCATTATCATTTACCCTTAATGCGACAGCAAAACCTGAACCTTCGACTGATTGTCTTAATAGTGGCTGTGATGCACCACCATATGTAGGTGTTCCATAAACTGATGTACCATATATAGCTACAACATCTTCTGAATCTAATGGATATGCAGCAGGTCTAGCTGAATTTTTATCTTCATAGTCATATCTTACAAACATATCAGCATTAATAGCTGATTCAGGTTTATAGTTTACGACAACCCTTTGCATGTGTTTACGTATTCCGGGGTCTCCAAAGGTTAAATCAGGACTCCTATATCTACCTGACACAGCAGTGCCATCAAAATCATTGCCCTTTTCTTGCCTATGTATGTATCCATCATATCCACCATGTAAAACTAATACATCTCCTGCTTCTACAAATGTATCTGTTGATGAAGGTTTAATTCCTCGTAACTCTGAAAACTCAAAGTTTTGTCCTTTCATAACGCAGATAACACCTTTAGTATTATTTTCTCCTGTGCCATCCTTTGAAAAGAATATTCTGTATTGTGTTTTATCTGGTATAACTATTGATTCAAATAATTCTGAATCTACTAAGTTCTCATCAAAAATAGATTGTACGTTTGAACTTATAGTTCCAAGTTCAACGTCACCAATTCTAGCTGTACCTGCAACAGTTCTTAATCCATCAGGTCCTAAAAAAATTAAGTCACCTGCAAATTCTTGAATTGTATCGCCATTTACACACCCTATGTTTCTAGTAACAGGTGTTACAGAAAAATCACTTGATGTGCTTCCTGATAACTTAAATATTCTATTTTCACAAAATATAAATAAATCATTACGGAATGCTTTAAGTCCTACTATTGTATCATCAACTTTAATAGTACCTGCACCACTACCACTATTAAACGCATCTTCATCAAAAGGTTGACTAAATACTAATGTCTGTGGTGTAGTAGACTTACCTGCATAAAACATATGGCTTTTAAATGCAGTTATAAACTTTGAACCTTCAACACTTGACTCTGTTACATCCGTAGCTGCTAAAGAAGTGTTAAAAACTGTTGGGTCATTAACCCCATCTACTACAATTATTTTATCGTTGCCATCAAAATTAAATCTTTCAAATGCATACTTACTAGCACTTGTTCTACCTGTATCTCTTTCAGTCCAACTTTCTGATACTGCATCATCTACAGCATGTGCTGCAGCTGTTGTAGAACTTGTTGCTCTTGTTACTCCTGTAAAAGTTGTAGATGTAACTCCTGTATATGTAAATATTTCAGAGTTAATTTGTAATGTACCACTTGAACTAAAACCTGTTGTGCTATCAACTGTAATTGTTCCTGAACCTGTCATTCCAGTTGCTTGTAAAATTTTAGTAGCTAGTTCAGTTGATGCAGAACTAAATATTTTTTCACCTCTAGCAGCTAATATATTGTTATTAAAAAAAGCTGTCATTAAAACTTTTTCTGAAGATGCAGATGTCTGAGGCACTATATGATTTACAAATTTTCTAAAACCACTTATTCTTCTATAACCACCTTCAATATCAGGTTCAAAGTTTAATAACTCTAATGCTTGACCGGGTTGCATAATAAATGTAGAACGACTTTTAACAAGCCCACCTTCACATACAAATGCTGAAGGGGTTGTTTGTGATAAATCAGGCACTAAATACTCCTTATATCAACGTTATACGTTCCATATGTTCCTGACCTTGGTATAAATGTAGAACGAATATAATCATATTTATTAACAAGTAAAGTTTGTAGATGCTTTATACCCTGCTCAAATCTTTGCATATTTAATTGATACTGTGAAGTTTCACCTCTATACTGATAAACAAAAGCTGTTGCACCATCTATAATAATGGCAGCAAATCTATCAGGAATTGTTGTTGTATCACTATGTGCAGACATATCTGATGGAAAAGTAAAGTAGTCAAACTTTATGCTATATGATTTATTGGGAAATGGATAAAGTAAATAATTGTTATCAGGTGTTCTAATAACAAATTCAGGAATACCACCTTGAGAAAATTGTGCAACTGTTACACCACTATCGTGTGCAGATGCTGTTGTTGAATTAGCACCTCGTGTTGCACCTGTAAATGTTGTTGAACTGCCTATAGCAGTATAGGTAATTTGTTCATTTCCTATAAACAAAGTTCCTGAACTGTCAAACCCTGATGTGCTTGTAACTGTAATTGTTGTTACAGAGTCTGTATGCGACTGACTTAATGTAGTTGAGTTTATTTCATCTTCTTGATTAATAACTGAATTTACATATTCATTATAATCAAGTTGATTTAATTTATAACCACCGTTTCCTAAATCAGTATCTTTAACAAGTCTAAATGTATTATAATCAACTGTTTTAGTTGATGTTGGTAAACTATATCGCACAACTCCTGCAGTTAAAGTTTTTGTTTCTGTATTATGATTAAAAGGGTAGTTAAACTCCCTTTGATTTATAAATCGTATTGATTCATTAACTGCATTTTGTGCTTGAACTTGTATACCTCTAGCAGAAGAAAAATTAGATGACGTTAATTGTACTTCATTTAATCTTGCCAAAACTTTATTTGTTAATGTAAGAAATGTTTCTGCCATAAAAATCCTGTAGTAAAAAGAGTGGCAAGTTTCCCTGCCACCCTATATAAGTTAAGCTAATTGGTCTCTATCGACTTCATCAGGCTTATCATCTAATCCATGCCCTGCTAAATCAATAACAGTTGCATACATTCTGAGTCTGCCTGTAGCTGGAGCAGCACCTGCAATCTTAGCATCAATAGTATCTGTAGTAGTTACAAATTGAGTGTAAGTTGAAGCTGCACTTCCCACAATAGTATTAGTTTGACCATTACTTCCTGCTGCACAAAAACCTGTAGAGGTTATATCTGCACCGTCAATAATGTCATCACCTGCTGCAAAATCCATATCTAATGTACAACTGCCTGTGAATGCTTTCATCACTTCTGCACCTGCATTTAAGACTAGAGTATTTGCAGGTATTTCTAACACCTGAAAAATGTCTCCATCTGAAAAACTACCACCTGCTGCTACTAAAGCATCAATATCTAAGTATGCTTCAATATTTCTCATTACATGAGTATTTTTAGCTGATGGCATAGCCACGATAGAATCGGAAGATACACCTGTGGTATCTTTAGAGGTTAAATCAAAAGTTGCCATTTATATCTCCCTTACGCTACGTTATATTTAGCAGTTACGATAGATTCTGGTCTAAGAATCTTTCTGCCATACATATGCATACCACGAACAATATCAGCAAAAGAATCAGGGTCTCTATAAGACTCAGTTTTATTGATTTGTTCAGCAGTTGCTACTGATGAAGTATGTCCTGCAACAATAACACCGTAGTTAGAATTTTGGTTCGCAGAACCTGAAGTTCCCGGACCTGTTCCAACTGCAGGTAAGTTATTTGACATATACACATCAAATCCGTGGATTTTGCCGATTGATAAACCTGCTCTTAGTCCACCTGACTCACCAAAGTCTCCATTGAGAAGTCTTGAATCTTCATCTTTGAGAACTTCAACGAATGTTGGATGTAGAACTAGCCATCTTCCGTCTGTATCTACGAACTGTGTATCAAGCAGTCTACCCATTCTTGCTATAACCTGTAAAGGAGTAGCAGTAGCAGTTGCTTGTGCAGTTGCACCACCTAGTCTTGGAGCTAATGGGATAGAGTGGTCACCTGCACTACTTGTAGTGATGTTACCAAAGCTATCTTTTCTTAGCTTCATGCTTGTCAACAATTCATCAGAACCTGCAGTTGACACTGCCTTAGTTCCATTAACTGTTGAGTTAGCTGAACTTGCTACAGCATTGTTAGATGCTTGTGCAAATCCTGACAAATAACCAAGTACGTCTTGGTCATAGTTGTCTTTAAGTCTGTAACCTGCTCTGTCACTTGCTAGTTGAGAGAAGTTTACGTGACTGTGTGCCTCTTCAATATCGTCTATTTTAAAAGCAAAGTAATTTGCTTTGTCAATAGTCAATGTGAAGTCTTCATCGTCAAGGTCTTGAGGTTGCACATTTGCACCTCTAGCGTATTCCTTAACAGTGATTTCTGGCTCTTTTATTATTTTAACGGAATCACCCATGTTTGCAATTTCACCAAAGTAATCTGAATTAGTGATATTTTCAACAACGGATGTCTTCCTAAAGGCTAACTGAACCTGCTTAGAGTAAATAACTGGGGAGAAATTACCATTAGGCAGATTACCATAACCTGCTGCAGTTTTAAATGCCATTTTTATCTCCATTGAAATAAACAAATGTATACAAAATATGTATACTACATATTCACTCGTCATCGGCTAATAGTATTAAGGTGTACGTTTAATAGCTAATTAAACATAGGCTTTTACCATCAGGTAGGCTTTCAAGTAGTTAAATGTGAGTTTCCACATGTGGGGGTCACAATATTGTAATTATAGTTATACTTAAAATATAACTTTTGTCAACTGTTATCGTGCAGAACCTGATATATCGTATACGAAATTACCTGCTCGTATAGCATCCATTATCATATCTGAATTTTTTTCATATTCTTTTGCAGACATATTCTGAACTTCTGACTCTAGTATTTTGTTACTATTGCCTTCTGCATCAGGAACTGAACGAGAACTTTTTGTTTTGACCTCTGTTGCAGCAGTTTTACCACTACCATTCTTTTTTGGCTTTACAAGGTTTTTATCTACCTTATATAAGTCAATTGCTCTTGCTGCTGACCTTGCATCTTCGTTGTTTTCATATAAAGCATTTTGAACCCATTGAGGTTGTTCTTCAGCCCATTGATGAAAGTCATCGCTTTCTCTTATTTCTGCAAAATCAGGATGTATACGTAGTAATTCAACTTCTGCTTTTTCTTTTGCGTTTTGTGCATTTAATTCATCTATCTGCTTTAGTTTTTCGTTAATAGCATCTGATTGTTCTCTTGCCTTTTTCATTGCTATTGTTTCAACTATTGCAGCAACGTCAGGATACTCTTTTGCCCAATTCTCTAAATCTTCATCTGTTTTAGGCAACTTCATTTCTTTTCGAGCAGTCTGACTTAATTGATTTTTTAACTCATCAATTTGTTTTTGAAAATCTTTTTCTTTTTCTTGAGAATGCCTACGTAAATCACCATATCTTTTCTTAAAAGTTTTTTCTTCAGCGTTTACAGGCTCTTCTTCTTTTTCTTCTGTTGGTTCAGGTTCTTTATCCTGCTCCATTAGTTTTTTTAATTCTTCTTCGTCTTTTTTTATTCTTCCTTCCACGTTAGAAGGTTTACGCATAAATGCTTTCTTTTGTGGTGTAGCATCTTCCACCATTTCTTTTTTAGCTTCTTCAGCCATAGTTTTTCTCCTTTGGGGTTATCGTAGCCAATTATTTGGGGGATAAGTAGCCATCTACATGTAGGTTATTTTTTAGAAGCTAACCCACCTCGCTTCATACTCTTTTTCTTTTTAGGTTTTTTATTAGCTAAACCACCTTGTTCAAAACCTGTTCTAACAGAACGTCTTCCTTCTCTTATATCACTAATTTGTCTTGCAGTTCCTGTATCTAATTTTTCTTGCTGTTCATCTCTTGCTTTTCTTTCATCTTCTCTAATACCTGCTTCTCTTTGAGCAGCCTCTAATTGTTTTCTAGCTAATTCTTGTTGTTTTTTAATTGCTTCTTGTTCTTGTTGAGCTATTAACTCTTTTGCAACAGCAGATGTTCCTTTAAGTTCTTGAGTTTTAGGGTCAACTGATTTTTGCGTAGCTTTTATAATTTTTTGTGTCCTTTCTTTTTCATCTTGTTCTCTATCTGTTAAAACACCTTCACCTGTCTTAACTTTAGCAACATCTTCTTTAGTTGTTACAAAAGGAGATGTTGATTTTTTAGATGTATCATCTGCATCTGCAAATAAAGGCATTGTCTTAACTATATCTTCAGCAGCTTGTTCAAGTCCAAACGTAGCAGGTCTAGCAACACCTGTATCATCTACAACACCGTCATATAATTGAAAGTCTTTAAATAATATTCCCGGAACAGGTATACCTTTAATTTTATGTTTA